CTCCTGCCATAGATACAAAAAGATGCATCTTCAAACAACGACGAAGGACGCGGTAGTAAATCGCGTTTATCCGTGTTGGTTGACTGACTCCCTCGGGAAATTGATGGACCGCTAACCTATTGAAAAGTAGGTTGGCGGCAACGCCCACTTAACGGTGGGGACCATTGTTGTTCCTAGAGGCAGACGAGAGTATGGGTTTGCACTCACACTCTCAATCCAGCCATCCGACCAGAGAGCATCGAAATCCTGGACACCCGGTTGATGCCGAATGAGCCAAGTGACATATTCACACATGTCATAGGACTCAGACATTACCGAGTCCATATTTCGTGATCTCGGCCTTTCCTGCCAAACCACCCTCTTGTAAACATATGTTTGCAAGGGACGACTGAACTTCTTCACCAAGTTGAAGTTCGTCGGGAATGGTGATGTGAGAGTTTGACTCTCACCAGAAAAGGACGAAAAGATAGTGCCCTGGACGCGAAACTCCTGACCCCCACCTAATTTGATCTTCTTATCGAAGAGCAAGTTAAGTAGAAATTCACGAGTATCGTGTAATCCCCTTTTGAACAATTCGTTCGCAAAGGAAACCATTGACGCTATCTCGTCGTAGTCAGAACAACGGCCAAGAATACCGTCGCTCCATGACCGAAAACGGCATGGTGCGATATCTTGACCGCGCCAAGCTTCAATGCCACAGGCCTCACGGAAATCCCCTTCCCAGAAGGATTTTTCTGTATTAACAGAGAAACCTAGATGGGAGAGAATCTCTATCAGCTCGTGGACGGCGTAGCTCGGCACAATGATGTCATCTCCGAACACGCAGACCTGTTTTGCATAGCAAGACGGTTTGCGTGTCCGGCGCACTGCAACTTCAGCTGCAAGGCAGAAGATCATGCATTCCACCGGGAAACAACAAGCACTCCCCATAGGGGCGAATTTGTGGATCCTGATGGTTTGCTCTCCACATAATGTGAAGACAGATCTAGTGCCAAGCAACCATCGGCCTAGATGGGAATTCCCAAATAGGTCACGAACAAGTTGTAGTGTGACCGAATCTGAAGCGGCTGAAAGGTCCACAGTTGCATAATTACCTGTTTTAGACCCGTAAAGGGCTAATTCACGTGATCGTGCCTGACTGTGCAGATTGATTCTATCGCGCCACCACTTATCGTGGAGAAACATAGAGTCGATCCGACGCAGAACTCCTTGTTGCCAAAATTGCAACTCCGGAGGCTCTGCAGAAATACCTCGAAGCTTCTTCCAGGTCTTGGGAACACTAATGTACCGTGAGGTACGTGTCGAAGGACTACCGTTTACAAGCGGTAGATAGTCCGACTGGAGCCCAAGATCTGCGTGGCCAAGGAGGTAGCCGATACGTCCGTCCAGCGAAGCTTTGGAATGTTTATCATACCAACACTTCACCAACGGATTGGAAACGGCTCCCGGTCCATGACCAGGTACGAAAGGGTCCATGTGGAATTCATCCAGGTGTTGTGAAAGCAGATGTTTCATCTCTGAAACATCATGCAGATACTCTGCCTGTTTGGATCTCACTGGAACGTCAGATGCGAGGAACTCCTCAAAACTGAGGAATTCCTCTTTCATCTGATCCTCGAGATCAGGCCGACTAACGTCCAGCTTCTTTAGGAAGCAGGACACCTGTCGGATAGCCCTGATAACGCGTACCTCACCCTCATCCCCCACTTTGGTAAATCCAGAGTGGAAGATATCCAGGAGGATCCCCTTGAGGGGAGCCAACCAGGATGGAACTAACCATGTTTTGAGCTCCATTAGGAGCGACTGGGCTTTAAACCCAGTCGAAGAAGCAATATTCTTCAATAGAATACCGCTTAACTCATCTAAGGCTTCGAGGAGATCCATTAAGACCTCTTCGGTTTCTGGCCAGCCACCAATCGCATGTTTCAATATGCGACCGTGGTTGGACATAGCCTTTTCTGCAGTGCAGAACATGGAGTTGTAATCGAGGATGACACCGTACCAAAGAGACAACCCGACTGCAATAGAATTGTAGTCGGAGTTGTGATTGGAACGTGAGATGCGGTTGCTACCCAAATGGTAGCATGGGATTGTCGAGAATCTTCTCGCAATCGATGACATGCTATTGCTTGTCATGACTTCAACCTCCCTTGATGTTGAAGGAGTGACCGGGCCGGGATCGTTAGATACCGGCTGGGGTCAAAGCGCCACGCATCTTTTCGGTTACGACAACTGGGTTACCTGATGCATCACAAAGTGCTGCATACGTAGCAAGGACGAGAGTATTGATATCCGACTCTGCAATCGCAGAATCATTCGGAATTCTCAACTCTATCCTGGCTACCATAGGTAACTGAACAGTAGCGTCGCCGACAGTTTTGGTGGCTACGGTTTTCAACTCACAGAATACGGTCTGTCCCGATGTGTTCGAGCTCTGCTCGGAAACCGGAACAGCTCCGTCAGCTAGCGTTGTATAAACGTTAGCTATCTTGTCAAGAGTAATCTTCACAGATGTCTTCTTGTCAAGAGGTGTGAGAATATCGGTCATGCGCGCTACGCTTCCGTTATCAGAAACATTTCTGAAGGCGGTTGTGTATGCCCATGGGAGTAAGGACAGCGATTTAGCTGTACCTGTTGCTCCAGTGCCGAAATTAAATGAAATAGCCATAGTTTACCACTACTCCTTTTCTTTTACGACCGCGTTTAAAGCGCAGTCGGACCGATAAATATTTCGGTCTGATTGGTGACTATCGCTTCATTTGCGATAGAAGCGCCGTACCCTGAGCCATTTGGCTTGTGGTAAGGCCGTTGCCATCGGAGATCGCGATTGGATCAATTAATCCAACCGTGTGATGAATCCGACGATCGTACCAGGAGTACTCAATGGGTTTCCCATTAGAGCAGACGTTCCCGTCAAACAGGTCAGAGATGACCTGTTCCTCAACTGGCCACTGCACTTTAAAACTCTCAATTCGACAGCGTAAGTCTCGATTTAGTACAAGTGAATTGTACGCATCGATATTACGTAGCGAATCGCCCATCGGTTGGAACCAGTCTGCAACGAAAGAAAAGGGAATCAAATCCCAAAGCTGTCCTGCAGTTGGCTCCAGTCCAAGCTTCTCCAATGCTGCCCATATCTGACTGAAGTATTGATCCCTCAGTCGGAGATGGTAAGTAACGAAGTAGCTTAGGGTCGCTTTAGTCCCACAAACGGCGATGTCCTCGCGAGAGGAGGCGCCGCGTCGTCTCTCGTTAGAGAAACGATTTATTGTGGCTAAATTGAGAATTCTGGACCCGTCAGCCTTAAGATTCTTCGTGTCGGCGATTCCTGGCGCAATGGCATACTTATAAACTAAGTAGCCACCCGCCAGGGCCTCGCGAGCTTTCCTAAGGTCCCCTGTCTTGGCGGCCTTATAGCCGTCAATAAGAGGTTTGATGCAGTCCATAGTGCCCTTTACTCCAGCAAGATTCTCGATCCAGTTGGAATCGAGTTCTTGCACGTCACAGACAGCGGCAGTGCGAGCACTACACGCGTCTTTGGCGTCGTACAACAAACGGGCCCGATCCTTTGCCTGAAGACAATAGCTATTGGCTTCAGTCACTGAAACGGACGCCTCTGGAGTGAGCCCTGGTTCTAGGATAAGAATCGAAGCGGTTAAACCAGTAGTGGTAACCTTCTTCGAACCCTTATAAGAATCCCAGGGAATCCACCCGAACCAATCGAGCTCGGTAGTTTGGTCATATTTCACTTGAAATCGACCAGGACTATCGGACCTTACGTGCGTGATAATACACGTCGTAATACGATGGTTGGCCTCGACTACATAGCCGTAACCGGTCCATGCAGTCGAAGACCCGTGTGAGTAAGAGTCATGTGAGTGATACTCAATCAATTGATCTCTTACAAACGTTGTACGGTCAGGACGTTCCCAATTGGTTTTGTACCAATGGATGTCGTGGTCAGGACTCGTGGCTAAAGAGCCATGAATCTCCCGCGCGTACCATTGGCCAGACCTATGAAGAACGCCTGATTGGAGAAAGGTTGTTCGGAGTGCCGGTGGAGCAATATTAGCACAGAGTGTCGTATCAACGTAGTAGTATCGATCTCCTCCATAGCTGGAAGAGAGAGACTGCTTAACGAGATCGCCTCTGTACGCATGCACATATTTGTCCGCGGTCGTGCAAGGTCTACCTGTCATCGCTGATAGGAAAGACGAAAGCAACGGAGGCGGATGACTATTACTCGAAGCAGCTGTAAAGCTTGTCTTCGGGTCAGTAGCCAGCTTACGCCAAAAAGGTGCAGAAGCTCCATCCGGTCCGAGATAGAGTGCGTCTCCACGCATAGTAGAGTGCTTACAAGGGTTCCACTCATTGGAGTTTTTGTCAACGGACTGAATGTCCCCGACAAGAAGCTTCGACAAATGTGGCCCATAAGGACTACTAGTTGTGGAGTACCACACACTATCCGGCGGCGGAAGGTACCAGTCTGAAGGGGGAATCGCATAGTCAAGGTGACTGTAAGTACAGTAACCTTTACCACTTGATTCCCTATCAGCCAGGTAAAATGTACCAAATAAGGTACCCTTACCGCTAACGCCGCTCAAAGTGATCATCGGTGTTCAACCTCCTTTACAACGGAGAGCCCCTTTGAG